TTGATTGAGGAAGCCTATGACCACAACATTGCTGTTTTGCAGGAGGAAATTGAACGAAAACTCACAGAAAAAAGAAAGATTGATGGTATGGTGGCACTGTTGTCTAAGGAGGAACAGGAGCTGCTGTTTTTACGGTATCAAAAGGGATATGGATATGATTACATTGCTTTGAAGCTGAATATGGGGCGGTCTACCTGTTTTCGTATTCATGACAGGATATTGACGGAATTGGCGGATAAGTTGGAATCGGACGGATTTTTTTGCGATAAATGTGAAAAAAATTAACAGATAGAAAGTTGGGACTTTTTGAGAGTTTTGGTGTGATAGGATTTGTTTGCGGCCGACAAAAGAAGCAAAGGAGGGAGGAGATGTCCCATGAAACATTGAGTGAGAAGGAAAAAGACTTTTGCAGGGCATACGCAGGGGGCATGACAGCGGCAGAAGCGGCAAAAGCGGCGGGATATGCAAGCGGAAGTTACGGAAAACAGCTATTGCAAAAAGAGAAAATTCGGGCTTTTCTGGCAGAAATGGAAAAGGAAGTGATACCTTCCAGTCAGAAAAAACAGGAAGGGAAAATTGCACCGGGGGATGAGATACTGGCTTTTCTGACGGAAACCATGCGGGGCAGTGAAGAAACGGACATTAAGACCCGGATGCGTGCGGCGGAACTGCTGGGCAGGCGGAACGGGGCTTTTGCGAAAGAGGAAACGGAAAACAGCCGAGTCATCATCATCGATGACATTGGGAGGGAAGAAGGGTGAAAGAGAAAAAAATATTCCTTTCTTCTCTCATTGGACCGGCGTTTTACGAGGTTCATCGGGACATTGCAGCCCACAGGCATGTGCATTACTGGCTAAAAGGCGGCAGGGGCAGTGGAAAATCTTCTTTTGTTTCGCTGGAAATCATATTGGGGATGATGGCTGACCCGAAAGCCCACGCGGTGGTGCTGCGAAAGGTGGCGGTAAACCTAAAGGACAGCGTTTTTGAACAGCTCTGGTGGGCGATCCGCAGTTTGGGGGTAGAGGACCAATGGGAAAGCAAGTTGTCCCCCATGGAAATGGTTTACAAAAAGACCGGACAGAAAATCATTTTCAAAGGGGCAGACAAGCCCAGAAAAATCAAGTCTGCCAAGTTTCGGGAAGGATATGTGAAATATATCTGGTATGAGGAAGTGGACGAATTTTCGGGAATGGGGGAAATTCGTACCATTAACCAGAGCCTGATGCGTGGGGGCGAGGATTTTGTGGTGTTTTACTCCTTTAACCCACCTAGAAGTCTCCAAAGCTGGGTCAATGGAGAAGCGGCGGAAGAACGAGAGGACAAGCTGGTACATCACAGCACCTATCAGACCATGCCCAAGGAATGGCTGGGAGAGCAGTTTTTTCTGGAAGCGGCTTATATGGAAAAGCGGCACAACGAAAGCTACCGACATGAATATCTGGGGGAAGCGGTCGGATGCGGTGGCGAGGTATTCCACAATATCGTTCTGCGGCAAATTACCGAAGAAGAAATCAGAACCTTCGACCATGTGGCAAGGGGGCTAGACTGGGGATATGCCGTAGACCCCCTGCACTACACTGTGAACCATTACGACAGTACCAGACGGCGGCTGTATATTTTCTTTGAACTGCATAAGGTTGGCATGAGCAATCGACTGCTGGCGGCAGAGATCCAGAAAGAAAACAAAGGAAATGAGTTGGTGGTTTGCGACAGCGCCGAGCCGAAATCTATTGCCGAATTGCAGGAATATGGCATATCTGCCATGGGGGCAAAAAAAGGTCCCGACAGTGTGGTTTATGGCATGAAGTGGTTGCAAGATTTGGAGGAAATTGTCATTGACCCGAAACGATGTCCTATGACGGCGAAGGAATTTACGGAATATGAGCTGGAAAGCGATGGAAATGGGGGCTGGAAGGCTTATTTTCCGGACAGGAACAATCATGCCATAGATGCGGTAAGGTACAGTCGGGAGAGAGATATGCGACCGGTGCGGATTTGGTAGATGGATTTTGAAAATGGGGGCAGACAAGGTGGCATCAGAAGGAAGATTTTGAGGGCAGGAGAGAAAAAGAAATTTTGCCAAAAGGTTTTTCAGGGAGAAATCGTCTGTTGAAATTTGAGAAAGGAATTGAAAAAGGAGAGCAGGCGGTTTTTGATAGAAGCATTTTGGCAGAAAGGAGAAAGCATGTATTTATCGGAAATGGATTTACTCAAAGCCAGACTGACGGCGGAAGGCAGGCTCAGTCAAAGCAGGATTTTACAGGAGATTCTGCGGGAGGACAGCCAGAGCGAACAGAAACGAAAAATGCGGGAGGGAGAGAGATATTACCGCTGCGACCATGATATTTTACGAAAGGATTTTCGCAGGACGACCATTTCGGAAACGAAAAATGGCGCAGAGGAATTGAAACCATTTTTTAATCCCAACCGCAGCAATCACCACAATGTGAATCCTTTTCACCATACGCTGGTAGCCCAGAAAGCGGCGTACTTGGTGGGGAGAGAGCCTACCATCATGGTGAAAGGTGAGGGAAAAAGTGAATACGAAGGAGAACTGGCGGCATTTTGTGATGCGGGGTTCAATCGGCTGCTGCATCGCTGGGTAGTGGGCGCGGCAAACAA